CTGGAGATTCACCTTAGGTTTAAGGTTCAAGGATTTTCCTACGACTCTTTGGCAAATCGTGCCGCTGAGTTTTATGGTAGATCGAGTGTTAGATGTATCCAGCTTTGCTGCTGGTGCAATTAACCTTGCAGACCCCAACATTAAGATCCTGTCCGCCTGTTATCGGAGTAAAGTCACGACGACCAAAGAGGTCACGTGTACAGACGACGAGAACCCATCGTGGACAATAACTGGATCTGGTGGTAAGCGAACGTACGAAACATTTGTGTACGAACGTGTACCTTGGATCCCTAACTTCCTCGACACAATACCCCGTGCAAAACCAGCGGGGTTAGTAGATGAGGCCTCAAAAATCATAGACCTCTGCGCTCTAATCGCCAGTAACTTATACTGGCGCTAGATAGGGCTGTATGTTTATTAACCCAAGGAGATAGCTATGTCTATCGAAAGCGGTGCCATCCTAGTAGGTGGCACAACCTCAACGACGGGTGGTACATCCACATCGTTTATTGTAAAGGGCGATTCTGCCAATTTAAAGAAGGTATATCTTGATGATAGTAGTGAATATGTAAACACTACTAGCATCACCTTCACAGGCAAAGACCCCATCGTAAACAGTGGTGCTCCGAATGGATATACCCAGCAACGTTCTACGGTCAAAGCCAATGTCCCACTTCTGTTGGACAACGGCAATTACACCATGAACACTGTCAACATTGAACTCGCCTGCGATCCAGAAACATCGGATGCAGAAAAGGTCTTGTTGATATCACTGGGAGTCCAGCTTCTGAATGGAACCAGCTTCGCTGATTTCTGGAAGAAGCAGTCTATGGCTTAATCATGGTCGCTTACTATATAGCGTACGCATTAGCGGTAGTTCTCTTGTCCATAGGAATTATTATGGGTCAAGATGTGTTACCGTCGCGTGGAGGTATGGAAATATTACCCATGCCACCTACCGTGTTATCCGAGACCCTGGAAACTATCCCAGGTCCACCGGAAAGCCAAGCGGAGTGTGTAAGGAAAATAACTCACCTTACATGTACCAGAACTTCATTAACAGGAGAACTTCCACATGAAGAAACAGCAGAAATTGCGCCCGACGTCAAAGAGGATGCTCTTTGACCCTGATGCTTTAGCAACCTTAATACATCAGGCAGTACAACTGGACTACTCTAAGGCTCAACATGAGTATTGCCTTAAGAGTGACACGATGCAGCATTTTGCATTTAACCGTCAGTGTAATGAGCTATTGAAAAAATATTGCTCACCCACTCAAGATCAGCAGAAGCTGGAAGAGGAGACATTCGAGAAGTTTTTCGAAGTTAACTCCCATATCTTAGAGACAAACATTCGACTCATCTATGAGTTTGAAAATATGCCTCAAAGGATCCAGCACTGTGAAACGAAGGTACAAGAACATCACCTTCGTGCTAGGGCGATAGTAAATTTCGTCCTAGGATCTTTTTCGGTCGAGGAACTGTTCCTGGAAGCAAAACATAGTCCAGGTAGTACCCTCGGGGTTGGTTTTGTTGACACCAGCCCAGAGGCGAAGTTCCAATTACCGATGACGGCGACTAAACGTGTCGTTCCATATATGACCGAATACCTCTCCTTTGATTCTCAATTGAAGGAAGCTGTCCAGACTTGGACAGCAGGAGCCCCAGTTTCGGGGTGGTATGACGTTGTAGATGGGTCCAGAGCTTCAACAGTCGATAAGACTACTGAAAAGAGAAGAATGATCTGCGTAGAACCTACTGCTAATATGTTTCTGCAGCAAGGTTTGATGCAAATGATGATCAAACGACTCCGGAAGGTGGGCTTAGACGTTGCGTCTTTACCAGACAGACATAAGTTACTTGCAAGGCTCTCGTCAGTTAGTGGCCAAAACGCCACGATTGATTGGAGCAGCGCGAGCGACACTGTCTCGATCGAATTGTTAAGGTGGTTGTTACCACCAAAATGGTTCGACATTGTATGGGATTTACGTTGTGATACGGCCTCCTTTAATAAGAGTGCTGTAGAGCTGCAGATGATCTCTACAATGGGTAATGCGGTTACGTTTCCGCTTGAGACGCTCGTTTTCTGGGCATATGCAACAGCCGTGACCCTCTCCCGGACAAAGAGCAAGTCCCTGTTCCCTGATGGGAAACAGTTAAGACAAAACTCTGTGTTCGGTGATGATTGCATTGTTCCAACTGCTAACGCTGAAGAATTTATTAGCGTTATGCATGCGGTAGGATTCATAATAAATCAGGAGAAATCCTTTTATGGGTCCGAGCAGTTCAGAGAGTCCTGCGGGGGTGATTACCTTGCAGGATACGACGTTAGGCCTTACAGTTTGAAGGCCCCCACCAGCTCATCTAAAAGTGCACTTGCACCATGGTTGAACATTATAGGCAATTCCCTGATAAAGAAGTACATTTCGTACTACGGGGAGTTGTCATATGTTTATGACCGTGAGGCATTTAAGTGCTTATTTGAGCTGTATCGTCAGAACGGGCTAGAAATAATGCTCGTACCTGACTATTTTCCTGATGATGCTGGGCTCAAGATCTCGTCAGATCTCTTGCGATTCCAGTTGAGCTATCCGATGAAGTTGAGTCGGATAGACAAGTCCAAACACGGCACGTACCGTTTCCGTTACCTCCGTTTCCGTTACTGGAATACAGAGGCGACGTCCGCGGACATTCGCTACTCGTTATGGCTTAAACAACCGGTCACGAGTCCTCCAGGATCTTTTACAGTCAAAATGGGTAAGGACAGACGTCCCTATTCATGCGACCGAGAAGAACTGGAGATACATGGTGTTAGACTACTTAGGAAAAGAGGTGGTTATGTTGTAGC